GATTACGCTCTGTACCATGTACTCATTAGCACCGTGTGTACGGACAGTCTTAATGTAAGTCTGTACTTCTGTGCTGATGTTAGTAGTCTTTCCGTAGTCCTCGTCCTGAGAAGCTACGTTTACGACTGCGTTAGAAGAACCAGTTACGTCTTCTGCGGATCCGCCAGTTGCGCCAACAGCGTAGTTGCCGAGTGGCTTGTAGAAACGAACCTGACCGATAAAGTCTTCGCCGTTAGGGTTAATTTGAGCTTCTGTTCCTACTAACTCAGTACCTACGAGCTTCTTTGCGCGTGTGTACATTTCATCAGTGTAAGCAGAAATTGCTTTGTTAAGAGTGCCAAATGCACTTGAAGAGATTGCCATTTTTAATGTTCTCCAGAAATTATATTAAGTGATTAAATCCACTTATGATCGTTTCCGAGGTGTCCAGCCGCCGCCGCCGCCATCAGTTCCTCAACGCTCATTTCAGATAGTGGTTTGTTAGAGTCAAACCCTCCGGTTGGTGTTTGGTTTGCTTGTTGCCCAACTCCAGAGGACTGTTGTGGTCTAAACAAAAACTCTTTATCTTCGTCTTTACGGAAATTGCTTATGAAGTCCTTGATCGAAGCGCCAGTGCGGTGTACCCACTGACCGTTCTCGTTTTGCGTTAGCTGAGATACAACGTCCCGATATGCGAACTCTGCCGCAGTCTCGTTTCGAAAGTCTAAGCCCCGTAAAGCATCACGAACAACTCCGTCTCGAGTAAGCTCAGTAATTTGCTTATCTCTTTCTGAGAGTCGAGCGCTTAACTCTGCGAGCTTAATGTCAGCGGCTTCTTTGTGCTTACCTTCTTCTTCAAGTCGGCTAATTTCTAACGACTTCTTTTCTTCCTCGTAAGCTACTGCCCTTTTGACAGCTTCATCACGAGCAGAATAAGCGTTATTCAGCTTTTCCTTAATTCCGGCAAGTTCTTCTGCTACACGACTTTCTACAATTTTAAAGCTCATCGGCAGAAGGTGTAACATCCGCTTGAGTTGCTTCATCATTTACTTCCATATTATTTTCGTTTTCCATTTTGAGTTCCTTAGTCACAGACTATTAGGTTAGTAGAGCACAGCTCTGTTTAAGAGTTTAGTTTAAGGTCCAATGCCATAGAAGTCCCATCCATCAGGGATGGGGGCAAGGATTTCTTTAGCAGTTATGCCATCTTTGGGGTTCAATAAACCTTCGTCAATCGCTAGTTGAACTAATTCCCTATACGATTTTTCAGAAAGTCCTCTTTTCCTCATTTCTTTGAGGGTGTTTAAGAGTGTATCGGCCTCAACTGCATCTGCATAGATTTCTCTTAATCTTTGCTTTGCAACTAAGGAGTCGGCTAGATTCGTAAAGAATCCGTCATGGATAGTAGCTGTATTAATATTGTTCTCTCTACCCCAGAGATGAAATCTCCGAACAATACTAGCATCATTCATGTGGTTGCCATTTACTCCCAAACCACTACGAGCGCCAATAACTGACTGGTGTCCGATAAATCTGGAGTCAGTAACTGAGTCTTCGTAGATGTTTGATATCCTCCTACCAGTAACAGGGTCTAGAAAATCTATTCTCTCTTGAACTGTAGGACGATATCGCTGAAATAGTAACTTACCGTCAACTGTATACCAAGGGATATCTACCTCTTGGGATTCAATGATGTAAGTACTCGCAACTCTCTTCCAATAAGCAACAAATTTTTCCGTAACCGGAGCAATGTCACTTAAGTGGCCAGACATGATATCTGCAGTTTGTCTAAACTGTTCAGGTCCAATAATCCCGCCACGAGCGTTGGTCAGCTTTCTTACAAACTCTTCTGAGTCAGGATGCAAGTCTTTAGCCGCCGCTAAAAGTTGATTCCCTACAGGAGAGCTGTTGTTAATTGAATTATTTATTTCTTTTTTAAAAACCTTTAAATCCTCTACCACAGATAGAGCATTATCGGATTTTGCTTTTGCGATATTAAGGTCTATTTCTTTATTGAATTGCCTTAACTCGGTTTTAGTTACTACTAAGTAGCCTTTCTTAGATAAAACTTTAGCTAATTTAGACTCAATAGCACCTGCTTGAGTAGCCTTACCCGCTCCATAAAAAGCAACCATTGATTGACCTTTAGCCCCTTTTGCAAGGTCTCCGAAGTCAATGTCATTGCCTATTGGATTTATCTTTCTAAACCTAGGGTCAGAAATAGTTCTCTCTGCTACTAGATCATAAAGCCTGTTTTTGCGGTTGGTAGGTACAATATTAGATGCCTCTGCAAGGGCACGGTCTCGCGTAGACAAAGCTATTAACTGTGCTCCAGACGCTGAAGCATCATTTTCATTTGCTAATTGAGTTTTATAAGTTCGAAGCTTTTTAACATTAGAGAAGTCACCATCTACGTGGTTGTAAATACGAGTGTATTCTAAAGCAAATCTAGCCAGCTTAGGCACCTCTTCAGGTTCCATAGACTGAACTAAAGGATGCTCAAGAAATTCTCTTATCCTACGATCTCTTTGAGTTTGTGAAAGCATAATTTCACCAAGTTCTCTAAATGCTTTTTCATTTTGTTTAAAAGCGTTTATTCTGCCTTGGTTAGTTAATACACTAAAAGCTTCTCCTACTAGAGTTCCTAGTTGGATTCTAAGTTCTTCTACTATTTCTTCGTTAATATTTTTAGCAACAGCAGTATTTAAAAAGGGCCGAACAAATTCGCCGCCTGCAGGGTGTAAATACCCTTGAGTATACAACCGACCTCGACTGTCAATTTGCGCCCAGTTTCTCCAACGAGTACCATTTACTCGATGCCACCGAATTGCTTGCAACATACCTGCGCCTTGTTCACCACGCTGTATGATAATCTTTCTAAAACTGTTTAATTCATCGTACTTTTTAACATTGCCTCTAGGATCTCTAAAGTGAGCTAGGTCATCAAAGAAAGACGAAAAGTCTCTATCCACTTCCCACTCAAAATCCATAGCATGATTTAGCATATTAGCAAAGTCACGATCAATTAAGTTTTGTTCGTAATTACCAGATGCTTTACGAGTAATTACGCTTATGTTTGTTTTCTTTCCACGAGCATCATAGAAAAATTTAGATCCCGGCTTTACATATAAACGGTCTCTACTATCAACAATACCCATCCTTCGAGAATAGATAATTTCCCTATTAGCTCTTTGCAAAGCTAACATTTTAGGATCTACTATTTGAACCTCTCTAGATATAGTGTCTTTAAATGTTCCTAATCCCGGTCTTCCAGAATCAAGATCAATAACACCACGACGGGTTACGCCTCTTAGTCCTATTTTTATTTTACCTTGAGCCTTTAAACCCTGTAAAACATTAGAGCCTATTTTATGGTAGTTTTGAATAGTAGGTGCTTTAAAGAAAATATCTACATCTGCTTTTTCAGCCTCATAAATCTTTTTACCAATTCTGATAGATAAGGCATCATAGTCTGTTGATTCGCCAGTTGCAATATCCTCGACTATTTCAGATAAAAGTTTAATTCTCTTTTTAGCAAATTCAGGAGTAGCGGATTTTTGAATGAAGTCTTCTTTCTTTTTAATATAAAACCATTCTAGATCCAAAAATCTTCTTTTTCTTTCGTTGCCTTCTCTTAAAAATTTAGTAATAAGAGAATCAGAAGGTTCCCCGTTGTATTTACGAATAAAGAATTTTCCAAAAGGTAATTTTTCTATTTCCTTAATTAAAGCTTTTTTCGCTTTTTTAAAACTAGGTAAGTTTGAAGGTGGCTTTGGGAAGTAAGACCTCATAGGAGATCTTCCTGAGTAATACAAGGATCTTGCAATAGTTAAACCTTCGTTAACGCTCCAGTCTCTAACTAGTCTTTGGTTTTGTAAAGTCCTTCGAGAAATGTCGTTAAACTCAGTCCATTGTCCGAATATTTGAATTTGTGCAGAAGTTCCTGCCTCTCCAAATTTGTACAATTGTGATCTGGCTCTTGAACGCCTATCAAGTATTCTAGAAGTGTTAACCACTGAGTTTTGCATTTCTGCTCTTAAAACTGCCGCAAAGTTTTCCCAAGGCTGTTTATCTTTAGCATATCTTTCAAATACAAGACGTAGATTTTCTACAACAGTAGATTGTTGGTTAACTGACAGTCCGTCATTTTCTAGAGAAATTGCAAAGTTCCTAATAAAATCTTTTTGTTCTTTAGATAGCAATTTTGAATTGTCTAATAAATCTAATCTTTCCTGAAACACTTTAAAATCAGGCTCATAGATTAAAGTAGATTTCATTTCACCAGTTAGGGGGTCAATTCCCATGTTTCTTTCATCAAATTGATTATTAGCTCTTCGTCTGGTAGACCTTTTACCGGGAATCGAAGTTCCTCGAAAGTCCGTTAACGAGAGGTTAGAATTTATGTTAGCCGCTTCTGCCCTGTAAAACAGGCGAAGTTCCTCTTCTACACTCTTATTACGAATAACCGTAGAAGGACGGGCCGCATTAATGATTAAAGCATTAATTGCTTTAGAGGCTAAAACTTTTTGCCTAACAGGTGTTGTATTCGTATTTCTGTTGTCTATACGACGTAACGCTGTTAAGGAAAGCGGTTTTCCACTTGCTGTGACAAAACTCTCCAAGGGTAATTGACCATTATCAAAGAGATCAACTTTCTGAAGATCTCCTTGAAAGTGGCGAACCTTCACTTCTCGAGTTTGACGTTTCAGCCATTGACCGTATGTTTCTCGTTTAGGTAAAGATCCATTTAAAGGTAAAATTTTCTTATCAGATAATTTATTTAATACTTGCTTTTTTACATCCGGAGAGGTACTGGCTAATAGCTCACTGTGAGTTTTGACAACAGGGACCAATGTAGAGCGGCATCTCCAATGCAAAGGTGGAGTATACCTATCATCATCAAGGTCATAAACCTTGCCATCATGGTGAGCGCAGATTGCACTTGTACGACTATCCAATACTGCTGTAAAACGAACTCCTTTAATAACCGCCCTATTTTCCTTTAGTGAACTAAGTTGGGCAGTAGATTGGGTTCTTGTAATTGCAGTTCTAGTGAGAGCGCTTGCTTGCGCTTCTGTTAGGCGAGTAGTTCTAACGATTTCGTTTATTATTTGTTCGTTAGAAAAACCGTTAGCAAACCCATTTGATATTTTTGTTTGTATTCGGGTTAGCTCTCCTGCACCTAGGGCTTGGATACGCCTGCTTAGGTTTCCCTCTCCTCGGATGTTAACACCAACAATATCCTCTAGGACTTTAGTAGCCTTAGGGCGTCTTACATTTGCATATGCGCCTATCGACTTAGCTAGATTGTTAGTGTTAAAATCGACCTCTGTAATTCCATAGTCCTTCATGCTAGGTACTAAAAAGCCATCTAACTCTTTAGCAAACCTTCGGATTTCTGGTTTAATTATAGCGTCAACTGTTTTGGTTCTAGAAACGATTCCTGCGTTTTTAAGCAAGGCGCGAAGCCTTTTACGGTGTCTACGAATAATACGCTTAACATCTGTTTGTGCGTTTTCTTCAAATAAACGAACCATTGCCGCATGATCTATGATGCGATCATAAAGATCTTGATTTACGCTCATAGAACCTCCTGTATTTATACGATTTCAATATCGTCCTTGTTAACTACTTTGGCACCGGACCTATCACTAATTAGAAGACGACCATCGTCTAAAACTGCGTTAACTTTACGTCCACACTTAGTGATATCCCCAACATTTACAAGAACTTCTTCTTTAGTGTGATCAATTTCTGCAGGGGCTTCAACAACCTCTTCAGATACTGTCTCAATCACCTCTACGGCAGTTTCTTCAACTTTTTTAGGAGTTTTCTTTTTATAACTGCGCTTTGGTTTATTGTAGTCCATTTTACACCTCGAATAGCTCTTTAAGTTGATCTTCTGTTTGAGGCATTTTTCCAAACGCCTTAGTGTTCTTTGCAGTAGGCGAAATAATCCAAAGATCACCACGCTTGTCTACAACCTCCCAAAGCCCATTTTTAGAGACTAACCCTTTTTCAATAGTTATTTTTTTAGGAGCAGGGGCGACTGCTTCTTTCTTAGCTGGACGCCCTTTCTTTTTTACTTCTTCAATCATCTTCGTCTTCCTCGTCATTCTCGTTTGATATTACTTCCGGCTCATTTACTTGGGACCGAATAAGATCGTCAAGGGGTTGAGGGTCTAAGCCTCCCATAATCAAATCGTCTTCGTTGATTTCTGCTTGCCCCTTCATATCATCATAATCTGAATCAATGATATCATTTGCTTTAGCGATATCAAGGAAAGTAGAACGGGGAATAAGACCGCCAGTATACCACTCAGTAACTAAGCGTAGCCAATCTGCGCCTATTGGAGCAGGGTTTAGGTCTGGAGTAAGATTAAACTTAATGTCTGAAACTAAGTAGTCAGTTCCATATTTCCAATTTAGCATCCAACAAATAATCTTAGTCATCTGTTGTGAAACTTTTGTTGATACAGATGCTAGCAGTGCAGATTGTCCGGCATTTCGGATTTCAAGTGCTACACCTGAGTCACGACCGCCGCCATTCTCAGCCGCCATCATCCTAATTCCTAGGCGAGCCATCTCATTAACTGTATTCTGGATCACCTGCTCCATATCTCTTAGAGCACGAGAAGGGGTCTCCAGCGCCTTAACGTCATCTCCCTGTTGAACCTTAATCCAAGATCCTAATCCTGCCGATACAACGTCTTCGAACTGGTCGTCAGTCATGTCAGAGATTACAACAGGTGTATAGGTTGCCGCACCAAGCAATAAGTGGTTACGACGTGAGACTTTGTTATAGAGGCTCACTTCCCGATCAATTAAAGGCATAAGCATAGGTTCTTCGCCTTCGATATTGCCATTTAAAGGAATAGCGGGAATATAGTCAAACATTTCATTGTTTGCCATAATTTGATCGTATGTAGCAACTTTTTGCCACATATCGTTTTTCTTGTCTTTAGCAGAATGCATTCCACCAGTAACTTCATAGTTTTGCTGTGCAACACCGTTAATAAAAGTTACGTTTGCGGATTGCTCATCCCGTAGTTCGTACTTGTCTACTACGTAAATGCCCTCTTCGTTAATTCGATGGACATATGCGCATTCTACATAGTCCGGATGAAGTGGGTTCTCACGGTACATTTGCTCGTAGCTTCGAACTACAAGTGACAGCAAGCAATGCTTTCCTGTTCTTGGATGAGGCCCTGTTCTCCAGTTAATTACAGATTCTGCATTTAAGAGCACAGGATAAGGTGCGAGCATTTTACGCTCTTCTAGAGTGAGCATGTCGTAATTAGGAACGGAGGGATAATCAACCATCACCCAAGCTCTTGAAGTTTGTAACTCCTCAAATAATGCCGCGTCTAAAAAAGAAAGCATAGAGTTGTTAGTAGAAGTAAAAGAATGTCGCAACCAATCTAAAGCACCTTCAGGTGCAGATTCAGGCAGTACAATTTCCGGTTGTTTGCGTAGCATACCGCCGATAAGCACTTTGATATACTGAGCAGTTAAGCCGGGCAGTTCTGCTTCTGCTTTATAAAAATTGTATTGCTCAGGGGTCATGCTTGGAGAAAATGGTAAAAGAATATTTTTAAAGCCGTATGTATCTAGAACGGAATCAAGCTCTTTCACTTGAGATTGACCGTTGAGAATACCACGCGCAGTTCTCCATAGTGGCTTAAGTGATTCATACTTAGGATGAGGATCACCTACTGACTTAGAACGATTCGCAGACGTAGCTGAATTAGCCATTTAAGTCTCCTGTTAAAAATTATGTGATTGCTTAGATCGAACCTTTCGACCGCTTGTAACTGGAAAGAGATATTCGGTAGCGTATCTTACGCCATCAGAATGGTGTTCCTCACC